GCTAGTGCTATTTACGACTACATCAACGCTAATCACCGAGAACTAGATTGGTATTACTGCCAACCTTGCGACACCGATACACCAGCAACCAACCAACTAAAATGTTTAGTTTGTGGAAGTGCCGTGAATCAAAAGCAGGATAAGTTCGCCGACTTCATCTAAAATCCAAATCCAACCCCGACCTCGTGCTAAAAATAGTGCGAGGTTTGGTTTTTAGCAATCTGGGTGCATGGAATTTAAGGCCGCCGAGATACTTGACAAAAAAAGTTTTACCGACAATAATAGAAATACAACACCGAAAGGAAACAAAATGAACTACGAGTTCTTATTTACAATGTGGGAGTGTATTGGTTGCCGTTTGCTTTACAACAACGAGCAAGAAAAATGCACCAACTGCAAAAACAAGTGCGAGCCAATTAAAATCAAAGGCGTAAGGGCATAAACTCCGTTATCAAAAAGTTATACGGAAATGCTTGACAATGCCGTTCATTACAATAAACTAGAAGTGTAGTGGAACAACTAACAAGGAGATAAAAATGAAGATTCTTATTGGATTACTGGGTATTTGGTGCTTCTGGAACGCTATGCGTCTAACTGGTCAAATCAGCCACGCAATAGTTTTTGGTGAAGACCAAACTCTTTACTGGGCTGGATTTGTTTTGTTCATGGCTGGAACTTTTGGCTGTGTAGTTGCCGTCTTTGGAGAAAAGAAGTAAAAACACCGAAAAGTCCCCTCATCTCAGGTGGGGGGATTTTTTATGTGCGTGCCGTTTTAGAGGGCGGCAGGTTCTTCCATGCTCCCGTGGTTGGATTTTTTTTTTCGGATACGGGAATAAATTGCTTCGCATCTCGGTTGTATAGAGTATGAATACAGAAAGCAGAAATCCAATGGATAAAGAAAATAAGAAAGACCCCCTGAACCCTCAGTTTGGGCTGAACACCGATACACCCGATGTTAGAGGTTTCTTAGAGTGGTTGTTTGACCCCGAAGTTACTGAAGCATTTAAGAAACTAGAAGAAGAAGAGAGAAAAGCAAATGAGAACTAAACTAACTGCCGAAAGAATCGCCGAACTGGACAAGTTTGCTATTCGTAGAGAATACGAATTTGTTTGGATAGGTATGGCGATGCAAATAATTCCGTTTGACCCTAACTTTAGAGTCAGGCGTATGGTCAGAGTAGAAAAGTCTGGCAACTAAAACACCGAAAACATTTTTTACCAAATGGGAATAAAATGTCGGACTAATGTGTTATCATAAGTATGTGAGTAATCACAAAGACAAAAAGACAAAGGAGATAAAGATGGCATCATCAGCCACTTACACCGTTTCATTAACAACAGCATCAACTGTTTATACGACTACCGTTACAACAGCATCTAGCGACAATGACTTTATCATTGACCTAGCAATAGAACGCATCAAGGAAGAAGATGGGTTTGACCTATCACAATTCCGTTTCGTAGATACCGATGTAGAAGTATTGGAAGTGTGGGACTAATGAGTAATTTTCCTTATTGCGAGAAGTGCCTAGAGCAACCGACTACCAAAACAAAAGAGTTTTACGACTACCAATTTGATTACCCTGTGTGTATCAGTTGCGTAGAGAAGTATGACTTAGAACCTGAAGGAGATAACTAATGAGTGCTACCGATTACAACGACCTGAGCCGACACATAGGACACGATGTAGTAGTTGTGACCTATGCCGATACTAATGTCGCCATTGAGTGCGAAGAGTGTAGTGAAGTGCTACTGGACTTTGATAGAGAAGTTGAGTGCGAGAACCACACTTGGGTTCTACAAATGAATCTACCGAACATACCTATTCGTAACTATTGCGAAGAGTGTGGTGCGATAGGAGAAGCCGACCCCGATGATGTGCTAGAACAAATCCGACTATTAGGAGAGAACGAATAATGTCTGAAATCAACACCAATAAATTAGCCCCTGAGTTTTTCGTTTGGGAGAACGAACACGAAGAAGTTTGGGGAGTGAAAGAGAATCCTTTCTTTGTAGTGCGAAATGGCGAGATGCGAATCATCGTCAAGAGTGCCGAAGATGAATCACAAGAGATAATCAGATACACCGATGCTCTGGAGAAGTTTGGTATCACTACCGATAAAGAACTAGAAGAGTGGGCTGGGAAGAGTGAAGATGTATTCTCAGTAAGTATGAATCCTTGGTTTGAGGTCTGGTCTGTGAAAGACACCGAGTTTTTCTCAGAACCTTTCTTTGACCTAAAGGAAGCCATCGCCCATGCCGAAGTGATGCTGGAAGAGTGTCCAACTGGCATCGCCGAATAACCTGAACTAAAAAAGAAGCCCATGCTGAAGAGCATGGGTTTTCTTATGCTATTCCAAAACACCTGGGCGGCAGGTATTTCCATGTGCCGTGATTGCTTCTGCCGTCTGCTAAGTTATTCCCATGTCAGGATTTCATCAAGCGACTCCCGTAAAACTCGTAAATGCAGACGAAGAACGCATTTCTTTCATCTATTTCTTGTCTGGCGGGGACTACGACAGTAAGTTTGTGCTGGTTTCTTCCGTTATTACACCGAATTATGAGGAAACAGCAGTATTCATTTGCAACGACTCAACTGGCGAAGACGCAGAGTGGGAGAACACATTGGCAAAAATCTATTCCGTTGATACAGAGGAAGTGCTGAACAAGATGGGATACACGACAAAAGTCGCCGCTTGACATGGAAAATAATAAGACTTATTATTAGCCGCAACAAAGAAATGACGAAAGGAACTCAGATGGGCACAACTGTTCATGGACTGAAGCCAAAGCACCAAGTGGGCGAAGAGTTTGGTAGAAATGTGTGGGGCTGGGCTCCGCTGATGGGATACATCTCAGCAAAGCACAAGAAGTTTGAGAAGTTGTTTGAGAAAAACCGACTTACGGAACTGCAAGCAAATAGAATTGCCGATGCGTTGTTCGACGACATAGCATCTGGAAAGGCTGAAGCATACGCCGACAACTTTACAAAGGAGAAAGAGGGACTCCCTGAAGTCGAGTGCGACTTGTGTGCAGGAACAGGCATCAGAAAAGACGAGGTAGGCATGGAAAAAGGTATGACCGACCTAGTGCTTGACCCCCGCCTCGCTCAACAACTTAGAAGAGCCAGAGGCTGGTGCAATGGATGTTTTGGCTGGGGAAAGAAGAAGAGTTCCGATAGTGCTTACTATCTAGAACTGACTGACCTGATGGAGTTTGCCGAGTTCTTACGCAACTCTGGTGGAGCAAAAATCTCCTAAAAAATCTTTTGCGACACGCTTGACAAATGTCAGTGTTGCCGTGTAGATTCATTATGTATTCAAATGACAACGAAAAGAGATAAAAATGGGTATGGATGTTTATGGCACTAAGCCGAACAATGAAACAGGAGAGTACTTCCGCCGTAATGTTTGGGGCTGGAGACCACTGTGGGATTACTGTATAGACACCTTTGAGATTGTTAGTGATGTAAATGGTCACGACAACAGTGGAGATGGTCTAAACGCCGAGAACAGCAGAAAACTTGCTGAACAGATGAAAGCAGACATAGCAAGTGGTGCATCTCAGGATTACATCACAGCACGCAATCACAAACTGGCTAGTCTAGAAAGACCTACCTGCGAAACTTGCACTGGTACTGGTATTCGTACCGATGAAGTTGGCGTGTTCCACGATATGCCGACAAGAGAATTGTCCCCCGATATGGCATCACTTACTGGTCGCACTCATGGGTTCTGTAATAGTTGTATGGGTGAGGGTAAAGCCGACGATTGGGAGACTAACTACTCACTTGATATAGACGACATAAAAGAGTTTGCCGAGTTCCTTGAGAACTGTGGTGGATTTAAGATTTGCTAAAAGATGGAGAATAAAATGAAAGCAAAGATAGAAACACAAATGAGTACCGATGCTTGGAATTGGTTTATCGCAAGATACACCAAGATGGGCTATAAGTCTCTAAACCAGTTCGCAATCGCAACTGGATTACAAAAGAGTAGTCTAAGTCGCTACTTTCATCGCCAACGCCAGATGCCGTCAGGTATGATGGCTAAAATGTGCCAAGAACTAAAAGTAACTCCAAACGAGTTAATGAAAGCACTTGGTGAGTGGAAGTAATTACCGCTAATTACTTAGCAAAAACACTTGTGGCATGTGTCTAAACTGCCAATTTTTACACATTAATACCGATTTATGGGCTAAAATAAACCTCACAACTGAATATAGTGTCGCTTCGACAATAAACGACCCCAGAACTAAAGATAACTGAAAGGCAAGGTCGCTAAATGAAAAAGTATGTACTAACTGCCAGCGTAGTTTTAACTCTCGCTGGTTGTACAGCATCTGTGGCAATAGCAGATATGCAAAAAGCATCAGTAACACCTAGCAGTACCGTAAAAGAAATAAATGTACCTAAAGCAGAATCGTTTGCTCAGTCTCTAATCAAAAAGGCTAAGAGTGAGCGTAATACCGTTAGATTGAAAAAAGTAGTAAAGTACCTAAAAACTCGTGTAGGAAAAACTTCTTATGTGTTCTCAGGTTCAAGTCCCCGTGGATGGGACTGCTCAGGTATGGTTCGATGGACTTATGAGCAATTCGGTTTAGAACTACCGCACTCCGCAGATAAGCAAGGGCACATAGGAACAAGAGTGTCCAAGCCTAAACTCGGAGATATAGTGGTGTTTGCCTATCAGGGCTCTAAATCTTTCTATCACTCCGCCATCTATATTGGAAATGGCAAAATTATCAACGCACATTACGAGGCTGACTCCACAATTATTCAGCCA